GCGTAAGTGGAAGAACGTAGGACAAGCCACTTTCAATAGGCTTTGGTTTCAGATAGGCCTTCTGGGTAAGGTATTAACAAACCCAAGACTGACTGCATGGAGATGGAATATCTGCTGGTTGGCCGCAGATGTAGCAGATGGAATTGAAAAGGATCGAATAGCTGGGTGCTTTACGGGAGATAGGCGTTGATTGACTGTCGCTCTTGTGGTAATCCAAGACACTGCAAGTGGAGCAGTACGTGTCCATTGGCTACTTGGAGAAGGCGCAGGATAAAGGGGCAAAGTAATGACAACATGCACAAAAGAAGAGAAGTCAGCCAAACCTGTCCGAAAACGGACAGCCAGGGCCGTACAGGGTAAGATGTGTTACAGGTGCGAGGAAAGGGCCAGGTTCCTTGACGGCAACGCAGAGTTGATGCTGGCATGCGGAGACCTGAATAGAACCGTCACCCACTGCACGTACTACAAGCCCGTGAAGCCATGCCTGCTCAAGCCGGTAGAGTCTTTCGATGCTGCCAAGGAGCGCTCAGAGGCTGTTCTTGAGTTCTGTGGTGTGGTAGAGGACGATGACGTTGAGTACAGAATGACTCCATTTGGAAACCACATGATATACAGTTGTGTAGTTCTTCCTAAGAGCAAATGAGCACTGTAGACATACCGGAAATCATGCTCAACAACTTGCTGGTAGGTTGCGCCAGCAAAGACTGCCTGATACTTGTTATCCGTAGTGGTGACGAAAGCAGGCCCCTCCAGGCCGTGAGGAAGGCGCTTGAGAGTCGCTGTAGACCAGGAGATATCCTGATCCTGGCGGCTCACGCCAAGTCTGTGGGAGATGTGTGTAGTCACCCCGGATTTCATGCCGTATATGGCAACATCATGGATGGACAGTTGGCCAGGGTGGCTCTCTCTATGATTGACAGGACCATCGATGTTATCGTAGTAGATGCAGGTATGGCCAATGCCAGCATAGCAATGAACTACCGAAGGCTTGCCGGAGCCAGGACCAGGTGGCTCTTTGTCAATGGAATCGGGGATGACCTGGTCAGGGCAGTGATTCCGGGGGAAGTGCACCAAGTAGGCGAAATGACGGTGGTAGCATGATAAAGCTCATCTTTACGATTTCAGACGTAGCAAAGGCTGCTGGTGTATCTGTTCATACAGCCAGGGACCATGCCGCAAACGGGGCCTTGCCCCTGTGCGACCTGCTTGGCACGGCCAAGTACATCATAGCCCATAGGCTCGTAGGAGACATACAATGCCAGTCAGAGAAGCCTAAGACGGACGCAGAGGCTCCAAAACCGGAAGAAGGACATGGACAATAATGCCGAAACTATCTGCCCAGGACCAATCGGCGATTCGAAGGATACTGGGTCTTCGCGCTGGCCAGCCGATGGCGCTATGCCCGGCGAGGGACAGAAGGGTGGCGAAGATACTCTCGTTCAAGGGGAACCCGGAGCACATGGAACGAGGTCACGTCTGTTCAGCCTGCCGTTGCCAGAGGATTGCGGGGTCTGGGACCAAGGGGGACTTCTATGGTCTTGGTGAACAGACGGGGCATTTCGGCGTAGGATACTGTAGGTTTCACGAAGGTCTCCTGCATAAGGGACACGCAGAGAAGATAGCCATGGATCAAATGAGAGCAATGCAGACAGTTGGCATGAACGAATCAAGGATGCCAGCAGTGGAAATCCAGGAAGCCAACTTGGTCAAGGCCAGTATGGAAATGAGCGATGGCATTGCCCTGGTCCAGAGAACTCTCAATGAATTTCAGGACAGGGTCATCAAGGGAGAGTTTACCGAGTCCACCAAGTCTGGCCCCATGCCAGCATCCGACAAAACGCGCGTGGAACTTGCCTGCCGACTTGCGGACACCATAGCCAAGATTACCAAGGAAGACTGGGCCATACGGTCAAATGAGTACATCCATTTCAACGAACTCAAGTCCAGGCTGCCATTGATGATATCCATGACCTTCAGGTTCATCACTGACGAACAGCAGCGTCAGTCGTGGCTCAGGGAGTTCACTGACCTATGGAAGGCAGTCAAGACCGGAAGCCAGACATGACCGACATCTTCAGTCGTATAACCTCAGAAATAGGTCGTATCTCCGAGAACCCTGACCAACTCCATCAGTTCTACTACTTCGAGCCATGGGACGTGGAGCGGCGTCCTGATTGGGTGGTGCAACAGGCGCTTGACGACGGGGTAGACCTGTACGCAGACAACTTCATAGTGCACGTTGGCATAGACCCGCATCCCTTCCAGACTGGCTTCCTTCAGAACAAGGACTTCTTCAGGGGCATGATAGCCGCTACCTCCATCGGTAAGAGTATAGCCGCCTTGGTTGACGCCATCATCATGACCACGGGAGAAGTGCCTATCTGCATGCGTGTAGACAAAGGAGTGGACACGGGGGTTCCAAGGATGGTGTCGGTAGAGAACATCATTCGCTGGGGAAGGTACGTCAATGGCGTTGTGGTTGATCATGATGTCAAGGTCCGCCAGGACGGAACGTGGAACTGTGGAACAATCATAGGAGCCGGTAGGTATCCAGTGGAGAAGATGTGTCCTGTAGGCGGGAAGATATGGATAGGCACGTACATGAGGGCAATGCACGAGTACTGGTGGCCCCGGTTTACCGAACAGTACAAACGCATGATTCCGGATGGTCTTATTGACTCGACTCGCGGAGTAGGTGGGTTCGATATCAAGAACAGGGTCATCTATACGTCCCGTTCCTGCCAGATAGCAATTATCACCTATGAGTCTGGATACAACCGATTTGAAGCTGAACGAGTTCACGCGGTAATACTGGACGAGGAACCAGAAGACCCGCGTATTGTGCAGGCTGCTCAACAGCACGCTATGCATGGCATAGCCTTGATAGAGACTCCCTATCGAGGCATAACATACACCAGGGACCTTCTGTTTCCCAAGGTCAAGAACCCTGACAAGACCATCTTCCATGCCTGCCAGTACGATTCACCCTACCAGAGCAGGGATCGCATCCAGACTCTACGCGCTAACATGCCACTGTACGAGATCGGGTCGCGTATCTGGGGGTTGCACTCCGAGGCCAGGGGCAAGCCATTCTATGACCGCAACAAGATCAACATGTGGATGCATAAGTTCAGGGGCGAATACAAACTCAAGAGCGTAGTGCCCCAGCAGGAGTACTACAGCGTACTTCCGCACGTACTGTCTCCTGAGAGTCCCTGTCTAATGAGCATCAACATGCGAATGGACGATGCCAAGACGGAGAACATTCGGGATGTATGGCGCATCTACGAAGAGCCAAAGGCTGGAGTAGCTTACATGTTGTCGTCAGACCCAGCCGAAGGAGCCGAAACCATAGACGAGGCCGGAGACAATTCATGCGCCATGATAGCCAGGTTGGACGATTACGCAGAGGATGGCATACGAGTAGTGGCCACCTTGGTCTCGACCTGTCAGGTAATGTCATTTGCCCGCATCTGTTCTCACGCTGCCAGGATATACAACAACGCCCTGATGTGTGCAGAGACCCGGAGAGGGGCCACTAATGCGGCCTTTGCCATTGAACTGCGCGACTGGCCCTACTGGTACAAGATGACAACCATCAGGGACGCCACTAACAAACCAAGGATGCAAAACGGGTTCGATACCAATGCGGCTACGCGTAGTGCACTGTTCGAGTTGATAGGTTCCTGGCTAAACACCCAGGACGCAGAGGTGGCTCCTGAGTGCCTTGACGACCAGTTGCTCAAGGAACTGGCCGGATGCATCGTTGGAAAGAACGGAAGACCCGACCATCCCAAAGGCGGAACTCTTGACATGGTTATCTGTTTTGGGATACTGCTCTACATCACGAAGAACTCACGAGAACAGATCGTTCTCAATGAAGACTATGTCGATGCAAAGAAACCTTTTGAAAAGATTCAACGTTGGCTCGACATGGGTAAACCCGAAGACAAGTCCAAGTCTCAATCGTCCAAATTCCTTGCTGAAGATGTTCCGCACTGGAGGTAATCATGGCTAAGGTGAATGCTGTTGCTTCAAAGATAGAAGACCCCATTGTTTTGCAGTACATGGAGATGCTTGACTGGGCATACCACAAGTCCCTCAATGACCTGAATAGACTGGAAGAGTTCCAGCGCAACTATGACAACGTGGTTAACGACATGGCGTGGCCAACCACGAGCAAGATGCCAATACCAACAATGTTTACGGCAGTAGAGAAGGCGCTGCCTTCGGCTATGTCTCAGTTGTTTCCCAAGAATCACTTCGTCACACTGCTTCCAACCGAACGCTCGGTCAGCATGGAATCGGTTCGCAAGACGGAGTGGGCGCTGCAACACACCGTAACTCACAGGATGAAGCTTCAGCAACATGCCCTTCCTACCATCAAGGACTGTTTCAAGTTATCGATAGGGTACGGGATCGTGGAGCCTGCCATTGTAACGCCCCCAAGAGCTTTCGTGGCACAGGTGGAGAAGAATGGCAAAACCATGGCCAAGGGTAGATTCATGGGCACGGGTACGCCCAAGCGCACCCAGAGGTATCGCTACATTGGCCCAGGTCAGATCATCGTCACTCCAGATGGAACAGATTTCAACGGAGACGACAGGGTAAGCGTATCTTTCTTTCTGGACGTGTATTCCGAGGAACAGTTTAGGGCCATGTACAAAGAGTCCAAGATTGACTCTGAGCATCCCGAACTAATGGGCGATCCGGAGAAGATTATTATCGAAGCCAGGAGCAAGGGATTCGACTTCAGCATTCCTGTGGTCAATCTAATGGCTAATCTTGCAGGGATAGACCTCAAGATCACTAGCACGGCAGACAAGCGTTTCCCAACTCGCATACCTGTATTGAAGTGCTACGCAGAGAATCGTCATATCTGGATTGCGAATGGAACCACGCGAATCTTTGACCAGGAGAACAGATACCAGACTCTTCGTTGCCCACTTGTGCGTTGCAGCGCATGGCCGGAAGGCCACAGGTGGTATCCAATGTCTGCCGTAGAGGCAGCACAGAAGATGTCTCTTGGTATCAACGTTTGGACCAATGCCATGTTCGATGTATTGACCTATGTTCTGAAGCCGCTTATGGTCTATAACAAGACGGCTTTTGGAAACAAGGCACCGGAACGTGGGCCAAACTCTTCTCTTGGCATCTCAACGGGCAGTGTCAATGATGCTGCAAAGTTCCTTGATCCACCCGTGATGCCGGAAGCTATGTTTGGAGTTGGTGATGTGTTGCAGAAGTTCTTTGGTAGCGCAATAGGTCAGGAGGCGTTTGCTCAACAGGGAAGCGCTGGCCTGCTCCGTGGTGGAGCCTTTGCTTTCGAGAGTTTGATGGCCAGTTCAACTGGCAGGGAAATGCTTGCCGGTGCCATCTTGCAGACTGGTTGGTTGGAGCCGGTCATTTTACAGACTCTCATTTGCATGCAACTCAACGCACAGTCTGAAGAGGACCTGTTTGTGACCAGGGAGTATAGCCCAATCACGAAGGAAGAGTCCATTAACGAGTTCTCTATCACAGAGAATGACGTGGTTCACGCCTTCGACCTGTCTCTTGACATGGGTGAGCGTCATCGTAACACCATGGCTGACCAACAGGGTCGCATGTCTGAGTTCAATGCATTCAAGGGAGACCCCTATATCGACCAGTGGGAACTTCGCAATCGTACCATCTGGGACGAGACGGCGGCTAGACGTTTGATTCTTCCAAAGGAAGAAGTTCGTAGAATGCAGGAAGAGGACCGTGCCGCGCAGCTTGCTGCTGCCCAGCAAGGTGAGCAACCTGCCGGAACCGCTGGCCTGCCCGCGACTCCGACAACTCAAGAACAGGCTCTGGCAGGGGCCGCAAGGGTTACGGGAGCATGAGAGAGATAACCACATTACATGACGCTGAACGTATCAAGCAGAAGCGAGTAGAGGCCAAGAACAGGGCCGAGGTGCGCAAGTCCAAGGACGAGAAGCAGCGCATCAAGGACATCCTGGACGAGGCAAAGGTTTCAGCAAAGGACGCGAGGGACTTTGGCGATGCAAGAACAGAACCCAAATCACCCACAGAACAAAAGTGAGTATCTGGCGCTATTGCGCCATGATATCGATGCGTTAGCGGGAGAACTCAACTCCCTTGAAGAGTGGTGTCACCTAGCGGAATCTCCATTCGGGGTTATCCTGAAGAAAGAATTATCGCGCTTGGTAGAGATCACTCGCAGTCGGTACTCCAAGATATCGGCATCCAAACCTGATGCAGCCGTGTTGCTTGCGGAGACATCGGCCTGGGAGTATGCCTACTCGGGCATGTTGTCCAAACTGGAAAACATGCAATCCGAGAAGGAGCGCCTTGACAGAGAAATGAGTAATATGTTAGAGATTCTGAAGTCACATGAAGAAGCCCTTAGCACACGAGAAAATCGTTTCGTTAGTGCTGAAGCGCTTCAGAGGAGGACAGATGCCGGAGAACAGGACTCGTAACTCGAAGTGCGTTTACATGACCACGGACGGTGACGGTACTACGGCTGGTGAAGTTGATAAACTGTTGGCAAGAATCAAAGAACGCGGTTTTCAGTCAGTTGATGAGTTGCTGGCTGATAGGGATCATATCGCTGAGGACCGGGACAAGGTCAAGGAACACAACGACAAGGCCCAGAAGATAATTCAGCGACAGGGTGCCGAGTTGGGAGAACTCAGAAAGAAGGTTGGTGCGCCTGATCCAGCGGGAACAGGCGGAGATGAGCAGCCCGGTGATGGTTCAGAGGCTGTTAAGCCTTTGAAGCCTGCAAAGCAGGAAGCGTCAGTCGAAGAACTGGAAGCCTCTCTAACAGACGAGCAGCGGGCGGTGGCCGATACGGTCTACCAAAACGCCTCGGAAGAAGAGAAGATCAAGTTCGTCGAAGACCCCGAAGCCAGGAAGAAGCTGCTTGGAATGGCTAAAGAGACCATTCGCTCCGTACCCAAAACACTTTGGGATAGGCCATCAAGGAAAGCAAGTGCTCAAGGGTCCGACGATAGTCGGATAAAACAACTGTTTGAACAGGCAAAAAAGCAGATCGGTTATATGCCTCCGGGTTCAAGCAAGAGCGCTCCAGGTGCCATTCCTGATGGACAAACGACTGAGCCTATAAGGCGAGTCGGAACGGGTGGAGTCTTGGAACGAATCGAGCGAGAACGCCAGCGGCCCAAATAACCCCTGCACTTTAGGAGGTTACAATGAATAGGGTTGCGCTCCCGTATACAACTGTCTCGTCTGGTATTTCCGTGTTTGACACGGATAATCAGTACAGGCCCAGACTGTGGTTGGATGCGGCTGGAGAGATTTCTTGGTTGCAGGAAGAGGACAACGGACTCCTGACAACGCTGATTGAAAAGTTCGCACCCAGTTCTGGTAAGGCACTTACCGAACCCGTGGTATGGTGGACTGAAGATTCCCGTTTGGATATCCACACGACTCTGTCGGCGCTTTCAACGGCATCCGACACGAGCCTTGATCTGACTGATTCGCGCATTGCGACAGTCAATACCTTCCTTCTGTCACCGGCTGATGGTGAAGTTATGAAGGTTACGGCCATTGATCATTCGACCAAGGTTGCTACTGTGACCCGTGGTTACAATGGTACGGCCAAGGTTGCGAAGGCTTCGGGCGATAAGATCATAGCCTTCCCGTCCTTCATGGGTGAGCTTTCTGATCCTCAGCTCGGGCATGGTCGCCTGCCGGGTGATCCTGTTTGGAACTGCATCTCAATCGTTTCGGAAACGTTCAGGGTGTCGAAGCTCCAACAGAACTCAGTCGTGACGAATAACTGGGGTAAGGTTGAGAAGGCCGTTATTGACACGATGCTGAATATGCGTCGGCAGGTTGGCAAGGCGCTTCTGTTTAACCAGCGCGGCACACAGACCACGACCAACGATGGACAGGAATACATCTCCGCCGGAGTGTATCACTACATCAAGGATGGTCTTCTGGACCTAGGGTTGCGTAACAGCAACCTGACGTGGCCGGTTCTTAACGATTGGCTGGAGCAGAGGTTTGACGAAGATGCGTCCTCGCAGACGAAGGAACTTCTCTGCGGTTTGTGGCTGTTCAAGGCCATTCAGCGCATGG